GGCGATAAGTACTCTTAAATATATGGTTGATGGTGAGATTTATTTTTGAGTAATAATCACTTTTTCAACCGTGCTATGGTATGAAAGTAAAGTAACTAATATGATATTAACTATCTTGAACGAAGCGCCCTGAGCTATAGTTTTACTATAGGCACTGCCACTGGATGTTGGCATTCTTGCTCTAGTAGCTCAACAATACCCAATCACAAAACAATTCACTGATAACAAACTTTGTGCACGTGCTTGGTTATGGCGAACAGGTGATGTTAACCTCTTGCCTGAATGCCACTCCACTTCATTAAGTATCTGAGCACCGAGAGGCTGGTCACGCCCCCATTAAAAATAATTTCTTTTGAATCGAGTGAAATAGGTTAGCCCGCATAAGTGCGGGCTGCTTTTTACAGGTCAGCGTTTGTTTTTTGTTGTTGGGTAGCGGTTTTTATGGGGGTTCCCAGGTTTTTAGTAAACCACTCAACAACTCTGTTTATAATAATTGGCTGATACCATGTATTATCGCCATGCTCAGCCCCTTCTACCAGAACGTACTCAGCGTTATCGCCGTTCTTCTTCAACATCCTGAATAGTTTGGCGCTTTGCTCAGGTGAAACCAGAGTGTCTTTGCTACCATGCATAATAAGAAATGGGGGTTTTACTCCTTTCATATGTCCGATTGGACTGGCGTTTAGCGCTTTTTCTTTTGACGCTGTTATGGGGGCTCCCGCAAAACTTCTGAATGCAGGGCCATTGATCATTAAGGCTTCGGTTACGGCAGGAGATCGATGAACCTCCTGCACTGATTCAGGGAACCCCTCGCCAATATTCAACAAGTCAGAAATCCCATAAAGTGTGGCAACTGCCTGAACATCTGCTGATTGCTGAAGAAAGTCACCTTTATTAAAGGTTTTGTCACCATTTGTAGTTCCCATCATCTGGGCAAGCCATCCACCGGCAGAGTCACCCAGAACTCCGATTCTTTGAGGATCAATCCCATAATCGCTGGCATGTTCTCTCAAGTAACGTATTGCAGCTTTCCCATCCTCAACTGGTGCTGGAAATGTATCAGGAATTGTTCTGTATTCTACAGCGGCCACAACAAAACCAGCTTCAGCCAGAGCCATTCTCATTTCAATAAATTTGTCATGTTCAGAAGACATGAATCCGCCGCCGGGATAATAAATAATGGCTGGTTTTAAATCATTTGTTCGTGGGACAAGAACTGACATGTGAAGCTGTCTGACAGAACGAGTTCCTTTTATCTGGGAATAAACAACATCACCAATGAGATCGACCTGGTTTCTGGTCGGTGAAACACTAATGATATCTGCACCCGGGGTGTAACCAGGAAGATTAGTCTGGACAGGTGTTGCACAACTCCCGACCGACATGGCCATTGACATACCATACAATAGTGTTGCAGATGATAATATCTTGTTAATTTTCATGTTTTACATGCCTTGACTTATCGGATGAAATTCTCTTACTGAATTTAACGGCAGTTTAATAGCCGTACAACTCGTGGTAGCTAGGGAAATATCCCAGTCGTGGTTAAGGTTGTACTTGACGGCTATTATTTCAACAATGCTTAAAGTGAGAGCTTAAGGTTATGCGTATGTTTTACAGTCCGAGTAGATTCTGACCAATAGCTTCTTTGTATGATTCTGTCAGAAATAAATCTTGGCTTGCATGAAGTTTGAGACCTTATCTTGTTTGATTATGAATAATCAATTCGCCATAATTGTATCACCGGAGCCTGAACAACTTCGGTGACTTCTGCGCTAAACGGGGACGTTTATGCGCACACACAATCCAAACTCTCTTCTCCCTTCACAGATGCAGAAATGCACCTGCGTTTTTTTGCATCCAGCGTCTGACCTCTGTGGAGGTGAAGCGTGAACCTACCACAAGATGGCATCAAACTGCATCGCGGTAACTTCACCGCTATCGGTCAGCAGATCCAGCCTTATCTGGAGGACGGCAAATGCTTTCGCATGGTGCTTAAACCGTGGCGCGAGAGACGCAGTCTTTCCCAGAATGCACTTAGCCACATGTGGTACAGCGAAATCAGTGAATACCTCATAAGCAGGGGGAAATCGTTCGCTACTGCAGCATGGGTAAAAGATGCTCTCAAACACACATACCTCGGTTATGAAACCAAAGACCTGGTTGATGTCGTAACCGGTGAAATCACCACTATTCAGTCGTTACGCCATACCTCCGATCTTGATACCGGAGAGATGTATGTCTTCCTGTGTAAGGTTGAAGCCTGGGCGATGAATATTGGCTGCCACCTGACTATTCCGCCGAGCTGCGAGTTCCAGCTGCTGCGCGACAAGCAGGAGGCGTAATGGCTACACCGCTTATTCGTGTCATGAACGGGCACATTTACAGAGTACCAAATCGTCGTAAGCGTAAACCTGAGCTGAAGCCTTCCGAAATACCAACACTGCTCGGATATACCGCCAGCCTGGTTGATAAAAAATGGTTGCGACTGGCAGCAAGGAGGAATCATGGCTGATTTGAGAAAAGCAGCGCGTGGTCGGGAATGCCAGGTAAGAATCCCTGGCGTATGTAATGGCAACCCTGAAACGTCTGTACTGGCACATATCCGGCTGGCTGGATTGTGCGGCACCGGTATTAAACCGCCAGACCTTATTGCCACCATTGCCTGTTCTGCCTGTCACGACGAAATCGACCGCCGCACGCATTTTGTCGATGCTGAGTACGCAAAAGAATGCGCGCTGGAAGGTATGGCGAGAACGCAGGTTATCTGGCTGAAAGAGGGGGTAATCAAGGCGTGAATACTTACCACATCACACTACCCTGGCCGCCGAGCAATAACCGCTACTACAGGCATAATCGCGGGCGCACGCACATCAGCGCAGAAGGGCAGGCATACCGTGATAACGTCGCCCGAATCATTAAAGGCTCAATGCTGGATATCGGTCTGGCTATGCCTGTGAAAATCCGCATTGAGTGCCACATGCCGGATCGCCGTCGCCGTGACCTGGATAATCTGCAAAAAGCCGCTTTTGACGCACTCACTAAAGCAGGTTTCTGGCTGGATGATGAGCTGGTCGTTGATTACCGCGTTGTGAAGATGCCTGTTACCAAAGGTGGGAAGCTGGAACTGACCATCACTGAACTGGGGAATGAATGATGTTTGAGTCTTATATGGCAGAGCGTCTTCGCCGCCGCTGGGTGCGCCTGCGCTTATATCGTTTTCCTGGTTCTGTTTTGACCGATTACCGGATACTGAAGAATTACGCCAAAACACTGAAAGGAGCTGCCGCATGAATACCCAATATTTACAGTATGTCCGCGAGCAACTCATTGTGGCTACCGCTGATTTGAGCGGAGCAACGAAAGGACAGCTTGAAGCCTGGCTGGAGCATGCACAATTTGATACTGGTACATACAAACGAAAGAAGCTGCGCATTCTGGATGAGGTAACTGGCAGGATGATTACGCTGGATAATCCGCCGATTTCCGGTAAGCAGTCGTACGCAAAAGGTTCATCCATTGCACTGGTAAGCCAGGTTGAGTTCTCAACCTCGTCATGGCGCCGCGCGGTTCTGTCTCTCGAAGAACATCAGAAAGCGTGGTTGCTGTGGAGTTACAGCGAAAGTGTTCGCTGGGAACATCAGGTCACCATAACGCAGTGGGCATGGAGCGAGTTTAAGACTCTGTTGGGTACCAGAAAAATTGCAGGTAAGACACTGGAACGTTTGAAGAAGTTGATCTGGCTGGCGGCACAGGATGTGAAGAACGAGCTGGCAGGGCGTAAGACCTATGAATACCAGGAGCTGGCATCACTGGTGGGAGTGACATCAAAAAACTGGTCTGAGACATTTACTGAACGCTGGGTTGCAATGAAGCACATTTTTCTACAGCTTGATAGCGAAGCTTTATTGCTTGTAACGAGAACACGTTCAAAACAAAAGACGACATTTTCACAGCAAAGTATTGCAAAACTGGATTGAAAGGCATATATTCCGTGTAAATCTGATATTTTGCCAATGTTGTATGTGCAACTGTTCGTAGGTGTCGTAAGGGTTGACTATCCAATTTCCAGGATATAGATTTTTCTGCAATAAAGGTTTTGGGAATGAAGGGGCGGCTCCCAAAAGATAACCGCCAAGTTGGTAACTTCGACTCGATAATTGGTCTGGGACTCCAACCGTGTCGGCTGAGAGGTCGACGTCTATTTCTTTTGGGGAAGTGGATACTTTAAGCTAACATTTTGAGTTTCTATATCTCGTGGCCCTCGAGTTTTATCATAAAAATACCAGATATTAAATTTTCTCTCAGTGTGCCATGTATCATATTGCAAATGATCCCAGCCTAAATATGAAGCAACATAGTTTGATACTCTTATTTTGGCTTCAGATGAAGCTTTTCCTTGATATGCGCACATAACCGCACCTAAGAAAAAATCGGCTAGCTGAATGTTTTCAGATGCTTTAGAGTCTTTTGTCACTACACTGCTGATTATCCCTTTACGACCAAATTTTCTATTCAATATGTTATTGGCAATAACATTTAGTTCTTCATCGGCCTTTTTATAACGAGATGCGATAGGATCAACTTCAATCCTGAAGTAACTGTCTCTTTCAGGGTGTGCAGAAATTACAGAGCTAATTTTTGTGGTAATGAGATTTGTGAAGTGCTTTCTCCTTGCCAGGTCATAATCCCCATTATGAAATGTCTTGTTTACTATTGATTTTTCAACCACGATACAATGAAAAGCTAGCCAAGGAACTCTAAAGAATAAGTCGATCAGCTCAAGATAAAATTCAGAGTATCTTTTTGAATGGGCTTTTTGCCATTTTATTTCTTCAAAAAAACCATGTTTGCTGCGTAGTTCTCTGATTAGTTGACAGAAATCCCCACGGCGTTGGTACTTCATCCACAGACTGCCAAAGCCGTAGAAACGTTGCCCATCAATGCCAGATTCATCGCAAGCAATATGCCAAATTAACTTACCAATGTTATCTTTTTCTGTCATCTGCTGGTAATGCTCTTAGTCCTTAAAGCATGGTATTTAACCACACATGTAACTCATTGATAAAGATCGTTTTATGCAAGTTGCATGGATCGGCTTTTGAAGGCCATTCGCTTAGTTATAAGATTTTTTAGTTATTTTGAGTTGACTGTTTATAACAATATTTCCCATGTAAGTTTTTAATCATTAGCGTCCCGGCCTTTCGTCGGCGGCGAAACATTGGCTATTCATATGCACGAAAAAGAGAGCCTTGCCGGAGCGTTCTGGCTCGTTTTGCTGATCATCGCAGGTTGGGGCGGTCTGGTCCGCTATCTGATAGATGTGAAGCAAAGTAAAGCAACGTGGAGCTGGATAAATGCTCTGGCTCAGATAGTGGTATCGGGATTCACCGGTGTTATTGGTGGCCTGATCAGTATCGAAAGTGGATTCAGTATTTACATGATTCTCGCGACAGCGGGGATTAGTGGTGCGATGGGCTCGGTTGCACTGACGTACTTCTGGGAACGACTGACAGGGGTGAAAAATGCAAAATCTTAATCCTCAGCGTAAAGCTTTCCTCGATATGTTGGCGTGGTCAGAAGGAACGGATAACGGGCGACAACCGACACGTAACCGCGGTTATGACGTTATTGTCGGTGGCGAACTCTTCACTGATTACTCCGATCACCCTCGAAAACTTGTCACGCTAAACCCGAAACTCAAATCAACAGCCGCAGGCCGTTATCAACTTCTTTCACGCTGGTGGGATGCTTACCGCAAGCAGTTAGGGCTGACAGACTTCTCTCCTAAAAGCCAGGATGCTGTTGCATTGCAGCAGATTAAGGAGCGTGGTGCTTTACTAATGATTGATCGCGGTGACATCCGTCAGGCAATCGACTGTTGCAGCAATATCTGGGCTTCGTTACCCGGAGCAGGTTACGGTCAGTATGAACATAAAATCGGTGACCTGATTTCCCGATTTAAAGAGGCTGGTGGGGTGGTAAATGAAGTTGAGCTATAAGCTGGTTATCGCTGCTTTTCTCGTTACTGTCATCGGTTCTTTCATCTGGTCTGCCAACCACTACTACAGCAAATATCAGCACGAAAAGAAACGTGCTGATGAGGCTGTACAAAATGCCAAATCGGCAACTGTCATTACCAATAACGTCCTGCAATCACTGCAAATCGTCAATACAGTTCTGGAGGCTAGCCAGCATGCAAAACAGCAGATTGCACTGGAGTCACAGAGAACCCAGACAGATATCAAAACGGCTGTTGCGAATGATGATTGCGCTGCCCGTCCTGTTCCTGCTCGTGCAGCTGAACGGCTGCGCCGGTACGCGGACAGTTTACGTACCAGTTCCAGCGGTACCGCTACCGGCGAATCTGACCACTGAGACCCCACAACCAGTTATTCCTGATCCGCTGACCTATGGGGGCAGTCTGGATTTGAATGTCAGTCTGCTTTCCGCGCTGGCGACCTGTAACCGAGATAAAGCTGATATTCGAAAAATTGAAGCAGAGAGGATCAAGCTATGAAGCAGTAAAGCGGACGGACCGTGGCAAGTGGCGCCAATGCAGCAGTCATGATGCTGCCCCGAATACCCAAAGTTGCGGGTAGCCAGTCTCAGGTAAAAAGCTGAGGGCGTACTGGTGAGGGGTAACGGGAAGAAGCGCACCGGTACTCCAGGCTGGTCGCCAGTCAGCTTCCGGTTAGTGGTGAGGGATTCACGAGATACCCCTGACACATGGCCTCAAGGGAATGAGCGCAGCTACTGCGAGAGTGTGGTTGGCATTCACTTAGTGCTTGCGATAATGCTTTTAGTTACAATCACTTCATCGATAAATGAGGTGAAGATGAACGCAGATTATATAGCTTACGAATCATTGGTTGCCACTAGAAATACAGCAGAATGGGCTTTTTGGTCAATGGTAGGAACGTGGTTTTCAGGCATTGCAACCTTTATGGCAGTATGCCTGACTTTATATATTTCTAACCGTCGACCTCGACCGAAGTTAAGAGGAACAGTATCGCTTGGGGGCATCACAGGCCAAAATGTGAGCACGTTTGGAGTTACGATCAACATTGCGAATGTTGGCATTCAAACCGCAACTATAACTTCAGTAACATGGACGTTCGGTACAAAAAACTCACTACTTCAGATTCTGGGGGGTGGGTTTGGTGACGATTTACCAAAAAAATTGAGCATGGCGAATATGCATTTTTCTTTATTCAAAATGATACTAATGGCGACTGGGCCAGAGATATGAAAAATAAGATATGGGAACAGGGCGGCAACGTTCGCAAATTAATGTTGCTTGTGCACCTTGCTACCGGCGATACGATGAAAATTAAGCCAGCCAAAAATGTAATAAAAATGATCGAAAAATCATAACATCCACAGGTGCATCACCATAGACAGCCTCCATTCTAATCTCACCATCACAGGATCTCGTAGAGTGTCTGTGATGGTGCTATATCCTGTAAAGTAAAGGGAGACCAATGATGACATCTTTAACCGTTGCGGTATTAGCTTTAATAGTTGCAATCTGGCATGAGATAAACCGATTTCCAGCAACCGGGAAGAGCTTACTGTCTTTACAGCAAGAAGTTAGGGAGCTGAGGGATGAAAATGAAAGATTAGCCTCTGAAGTAGATTCTTTAAAGGATGAGTTACTTGAAATTTCAAATCAGATAGATCGAATTAAAGACCCTGAATATTATGCATTGCTTGATGCAGGAGATGGAGTGGGTCTTTATGAAATAGAAAAGTCAAGAGGTCAAATTTAATAACCGCCTTTTTGGCGGTTTATTATTCCGTCATCATGGGCAGGCCCATCGTAACTGCAGTATCTGATATACACCAATGACATCTCTGGATGGTTGGCAGTCCTGTTAGTTGGCCTGCGGTGGACTCGGCCTCGTCAAGCGTAAGAACACATACTTTTTGGTATCGGCCAGTAGTAAAGCCGGCGTGATTTTTTGGGCTGATTAACGGGTTGATTGATTTGCATGAGGCTCGATGAATCCGCGTAAATCTGGCATCATTTTTTCTGCCTTTCCCGCTGGCCGACTTAAGCAGATTAATAACGAATCCATCGGAATGGGTTGCTAGCCAACTCTTGTACATCGCTTCGCTATCAACATCCTGTATTTCACTGCTGAAAATAGTAATGCCCATATTTTTTCCGTATATGACTAACTGATATGAATATGTATCAGGACTATTTTATGGCAAAACCAGAGTAGAAGGCCATTGGGGTCCGGAGTGTTGATGTGAACAAATTAACCCCCCCCCTTTAAGTGTAATTGATATGTATTATCATTTTCGGGTCCTTTCCGGCGATCCAGAACGTTACGGGGCGGAAGGCGCGCGGGTTTTCGCTATTTATGAAAATTTTCCGGTTTAAGGCGTTTCCGTTCTTCTTCGCCGTAACCTAATGTTTTTATTTAAAACCCCCCCTGAAAAGAAAGGAAACGACAGGTGCTGAAAACGGGCTTTTTAGCCTCTGTCGTTTCCTTTCTCTGTTTTTGTCCGTGGAATGAACAATGGAAGTCAACAAAAAGCAGCTGGCTGACATTTTCGGTGCGAGTATCCGTACCATTCAGAACTGGCAGGAGCAGGGAATGCCCGTTCTGCGAGGTGGTGGGAGGGGTAATGAGGTGCTTTATGACTCTGCCGCCGCCATAAAATGGTATGCCGAAAGGGATGCTGAAATTGAGAACGAAAAGCTGCGCCGGGAAGTTGAAGAACTGCGGCAGGCCAGCGAGACAGATCTCCAGCCAGGGACTATTGAGTACGAACGCCATCGACTTACGCGTGCGCAGGCCGACGCACAGGAGCTGAAAAATGCCAGAGACTCCGCTGAAGTGGTGGAAACCGCATTCTGTACTTTCGTGCTGTCGCGGATCGCAGGTGAAATTGCCAGTATTCTCGACGGGATCCCCCTGTCGGTGCAGCGGCGTTTTCCGGAACTGGAAAACCGACATGTTGATTTCCTGAAACGGGATATCATCAAAGCCATGAACAAAGCAGCCGCGCTGGATGAACTGATACCGGGGTTGCTGAGTGAATATATCGAACAGTCAGGTTAACAGGCTGCGGCATTTTGTCCGCGCCGGGCTTCGCTCACTGTTCAGGCCGGAGCCACAGACCGCCGTTGAATGGGCGGATGCTAATTACTATCTCCCGAAAGAATCCGCATACCAGGAAGGGCGCTGGGAAACACTGCCCTTTCAGCGGGCCATCATGAATGCGATGGGCAGCGACTACATCCGCGAGGTAAATGTGGTGAAGTCTGCCCGTGTCGGTTATTCCAAAATGCTGTTGGGTGTTTATGCCTACTTCATAGAGCATAAGCAGCGCAACACCCTTATCTGGTTGCCGACGGATGGTGATGCCGAGAACTTTATGAAAACCCACGTCGAGCCGACCATCCGTGATATTCCGTCGCTGCTGGCGCTGGCCCCGTGGTATGGCAAAAAGCACCGGGATAACACGCTCACCATGAAGCGTTTCACCAATGGTCGTGGCTTCTGGTGCCTGGGCGGTAAAGCGGCAAAAAACTACCGTGAAAAGTCAGTGGATGTGGCGGGTTATGATGAACTTGCTGCCTTTGATGATGATATTGAACAGGAAGGCTCTCCGACGTTCCTGGGTGACAAGCGTATTGAAGGCTCGGTCTGGCCAAAGTCCATCCGTGGCTCCACGCCCAAAGTGAGAGGCACCTGTCAGATTGAGCGTGCAGCCAGTGAATCCCCGCATTTTATGCGTTTTCATGTTGCCTGCCCGCACTGCGGGGAGGAGCAGTACCTTAAATTTGGCGATAAAGAGACGCCGTTTGGCCTCAAATGGACGCCGGATGATCCCTCCAGCGTGTTTTATCTCTGCGAACATAATGCCTGCGTCATCCGCCAGCAGGAGCTGGACTTCACTGATGCCCGTTATATCTGCGAAAAGACCGGGATCTGGACCCGTGATGGCATTCTCTGGTTTTCGTCATCCGGTGAAGAGATTGAGCCGCCGGACAGCGTGACCTTTCACATCTGGACGGCGTACAGCCCGTTCACCACCTGGGTGCAGATTGTCAAAGACTGGATGAAAACGAAAGGGGATACGGGAAAACGTAAAACCTTCGTGAACACCACGCTCGGTGAGACATGGGAAGCGAAAATCGGTGAACGTCCGGATGCTGAAGTGATGGCAGAGCGGAAAGAGCATTATTCAGCGCCCGTTCCTGACCGTGTGGCTTACCTGACTGCCGGTATCGACTCCCAGCTGGATCGCTACGAAATGCGCGTATGGGGATGGGGGCCGGGTGAGGAAAGCTGGCTAATTGACCGGCAGATTATTATGGGCCGCCACGATGATGAACAGACGCTGCTGCGTGTGGATGAGGCCATCAATAAAACCTATATCCGCCGGAATGGTGCAGAAATGTCGGTATCCCGTATCTGCTGGGATACTGGCGGGATTGACCCGACCATTGTGTATGAACGCTCGAAAAAACATGGGTTGTTCCGGGTGATCCCCATTAAAGGGGCATCCGTCTACGGAAAGCCGGTGGCCAGCATGCCACGTAAGCGAAACAAAAACGGGGTTTACCTTACCGAAATCGGTACGGATACCGCGAAAGAGCAGATTTATAACCGCTTCACACTGACGCCGGAAGGGGATGAACCGCTTCCCGGTGCCGTTCACTTCCCGAATAACCCGGATATTTTTGATCTGACCGAAGCGCAGCAACTGACTGCTGAAGAGCAGGTCGAAAAATGGGTGGATGGCAGGAAAAAAATACTGTGGGACAGCAAAAAGCGACGCAATGAGGCACTCGACTGCTTCGTTTATGCGCTGGCGGCGCTGCGCATCAGTATTTCCCGCTGGCAGCTGGATCTCAGTGCACTGCTGGCGAGCCTGCAGGAAGAGGATGGTGCAGCAACCAACAAGAAAACACTGGCAGATTACGCCCGTGCCTTATCCGGAGAGGATGAATGACGCGACAGGAAGAACTTGCCGCTGCCCGTACGGCACTGCATGACCTGATGACAGGTAAACGGGTGGCAACAGTACAGAAAGACGGACGGCGAGTGGAGTTTACGGCCACTTCCGTGTCTGACCTGAAAAAATACATTGCGGAGCTGGAAGTGCAGACCGGCATGACACAGCGACGCAGGGGACCTGCAGGATTTTATGTATGAAAACGCCCACCATTCCCACCCTTCTGGGGCCGGACGGCATGACATCGCTGCGTGAATATGCCGGTTATCATGGCGGTGGCAGCGGATTTGGTGGGCAGTTGCGGGCGTGGAATCCACCGAGTGAAAGTGTGGATGCAGCCCTGCTGCCCAACTTTACCCGTGGCAATGCCCGCGCAGACGATCTGGTACGCAATAACGGCTATGCTGCCAACGCCATCCAGCTGCATCAGGATCATATCGTCGGGTCTTTTTTCCGGCTCAGTCATCGCCCAAGCTGGCGCTATCTGGGCATCGGGGAGGAAGAAGCCCGTGCCTTTTCCCGCGAGGTTGAAGCGGCATGGAAAGAGTTTGCCGAGGATGACTGCTGCTGCATTGACGTTGAGCGAAAACGCACGTTTACCATGATGATTCGGGAAGGTGTGGCCATGCACGCCTTTAACGGTGAACTGTTCGTTCAGGCCACCTGGGATACCAGTTCGTCGCGGCTTTTCCGGACACAGTTCCGGATGGTCAGCCCGAAGCGCATCAGCAACCCGAACAATACCGGCGATAGCCGGAACTGCCGTGCCGGTGTGCAGATTAATGACAGCGGTGCTGCGCTGGGATATTACGTCAGCGAGGACGGGTATCCTGGCTGGATGCCGCAGAAATGGACATGGATACCCCGTGTGTTACCCGGCGGGCGCGCCTCGTTCATTCACGTTTTTGAACCCGTGGAGGACGGGCAGACTCGCGGTGCAAATGTGTTTTACAGCGTGATGGAGCAGATGAAGATGCTCGACACGCTGCAGAACACGCAGCTGCAGAGCGCCATTGTGAAGGCGATGTATGCCGCCACCATTGAGAGTGAGCTGGATACGCAGTCAGCGATGGATTTTATTCTGGGCGCGAACAGTCAGGAGCAGCGAGAAAGGCTGACGGGCTGGATTGGTGAAATTGCCGCGTATTACGCCGCAGCGCCGGTCCGGCTGGGAGGCGCAAAAGTGCCACACCTGATGCCAGGTGACTCACTGAACCTGCAGACGGCTCAGGACACGGATAACGGCTACTCCGTGTTTGAGCAGTCACTGCTGCGGTATATCGCTGCCGGGCTGGGTGTCTCGTATGAGCAGCTTTCCCGGAATTACGCCCAGATGAGCTACTCCACGGCACGGGCCAGTGCGAACGAGTCGTGGGCGTACTTTATGGGGCGGCGAAAATTCGTCGCATCCCGTCAGGCGAGCCAGATGTTTCTGTGCTGGCTGGAAGAGGCCATCGTTCGCCGCGTGGTGACGTTACCTTCAAAAGCGCGCTTCAGTTTTCAGGAAGCCCGAAGTGCCTGGGGGAACTGTGACTGGATAGGCTCCGGTCGTATGGCCATCGATGGTCTGAAAGAAGTACAGGAAGCGGTGATGCTGATAGAAGCCGGGCTGAGTACCTACGAGAAAGAGTGTGCAAAACGCGGCGATGACTATCAGGAAATTTTTGCCCAGCAGGTCCGTGAAACGATGGAGCGCCGCGCGGCTGGTCTTAAACCGCCCGCCTGGGCGGCTGCGGCATTTGAATCCGGACTGCGACAATCAACAGAGGAGGAGAAGAGTGACAGCAGAGCTGCGTAATCTCCCGCATATTGCCAGCATGGCTTTTAATGAGCCGCTGATGCTTGAACCCGCCTATGCGCGGGTTTTCTTTTGTGCGCTTGCAGGCCAGCTTGGGATCAGCCGCCTGACGTATGCAGTATCCGGCGACAGCCTGACTGCCCCGGAGGCACCCGCGACGCTGGCGTTATCCGGTGATGATGACGGACCACGACAGGCCCGCAGTTATCAGGTCATGAACGGGATCGCCGTGCTGCCGGTTTCCGGCACGCTGGTCAGCCGGACGCGGGCGCTGCAGCCGTATTCGGGGATGACCGGTTACAACGGCATTATCGCCCGTCTGCAACAGGCTGCCAGCGATCCGATGGTGGACGGCATTCTGCTCGATATGGACACGCCAGGCGGAATGGTGGCGGGAGCATTTGACTGCGCTGACATCATCGCCCGTGTGCGTGACATAAAACCGGTATGGGCGCTGGCCAACGACATGAACTGCAGTGCAGGTCAGCTGCTTGCCAGCGCCGCTTCCCGGCGTCTGGTCACGCAGACCGCCCGGACAGGTTCCATCGGCGTCATGATGGCTCACAGTAATTACGGTGCTGCGCTGGAGAAACAGGGGGTGGAAATCACGCTGATTTACAGCGGCAGCCATAAGGTGGATGGCAACCCCTACAGCCATCTTCCGGATGACGTCCGGGAGACACTGCAGTCCCGGATGGATGCAACCCGTCAGATGTTTGCGCAGAAGGTGTCGGCATATACCGGTCTGTCCGTGCAGGCCGTGCTGGATACCGAGGCTGCAGTGTACAGCGGTCAGGAGGCCATTGATGCCGGACTGGCTGATGAACTTGTTAACAGCACCGATGCGATCACCGTTATGCGTGATGCACTGGATGCACGTAAATCCCGACTCTCAGGAGGGCGAATGACCAAAGAGACTCAATCAACAACTGTTTCAGCCACTGCTTCGCAGGCTGACGTTACTGACGTGGTGCCAGCGACGGAGGGCGAAAACGCCAGCGCGGCGCAACCGGACGTGAACGCGCAGATCACCGCAGCGGTTGCGGCAGAAAACAGCCGCATTATGGGGATCCTCAACTGTGAGGTGGCTCACGGACGCGAAGAACAGGCACGCGTGCTGGCAGAAACCCCCGGTATGACCGTGGAAACGGCCCGCCGCATTCTGGCCGCAGCACCACAGAGTGCACAGGCGCGCAGTGATACTGCGCTGGATCGTCTGATGCAGGGTGCACCGGCACCGCTGGCTGCAGGTAACCTGGCATCTGATACCAATAAAGAATTAATTAATACACCTGAAGCTTTACCGGTATAAGAGGCAGTTATGGCGACAAAAGAAGAGTTTAACCATTACCAGCCGCTGGGTAACAGTGATCCGGCTCATACAGCAATTGCGCCTGGCGGATTGAGTGCGAAAACGCCTGCAATGACCCCGCTGATGCTGGATGGCACTACCCGTAAGCTGGTTGTGTGGGATGGCACAACCGACGGTGCAGCCGTTGGCATTCTGGCGGTTGCTGCTGACCAGACCAGCGCCACACTGACGTTCTACAAGTCCGGCTCGTTCCGTTATGAGGATGTGCTCTGGCCGGAGGCTGCCAGCGACGAGACGAAAAAACGGACCGCGTTTGCCGGAACGGCAATCAGCATCGTTTAATCTTCCCCTTCATCAACAAAGGCCGCCTGTGCGGCTTTTTTTATGGAAATAATTTATGTCTGTATATACAACTGCAGAATTACTGGCATCGACCCAGCATCACTTTAAGTTCGATCCGCTGTTTCTGCGCCTGTTTTTCCGTGAAACCTATCCTTTCACCACGGAAAAAGTCTATCTCTCGCAAATTCCGGGACTGGTAAACATGGCGCTGTACGTTTCGCCGATTGTTTCCGGTGAGGTTATCCGCTCCCGTGGCGGCTCCACATCTGAATTTACGCCGGGTTATGTCAAGCCGAAGCATGAGGTGAATCCGCAGATGACCCTGCGTCGCCTGCCGGATGAAGATCCGCAGAACCTGGCTGACCCGGCTTACCGTCGTCGCCGTATTATTCGGCAGAATATGCTGGATGAAAATCTGGCGATTGCCCAGGTCGAAGAGATGCAGGCAGTTTCTGCCGTGCTTAAGGGCAAATACACCATGACCGGTGAAGCCTTTGATCCGGTTGAGGTGGATATGGGCCGCAGTGCGGCGAACAACATCACACAGTCCGGTGGCACGGAGTGGAGCAAGCGTGACAAGTCCACGTATGACCCGACCGACGATATCGAAGCCTACGCGCTGAACGCCAGCGGTGTGGTGAATATCATCGTGTTTGATCCGAAAGGCTGGGCGCTGTTCCGTTCCTTCAAAGCCGTCAAGGAGAAGCTGGATACCCGTCGTGGCTCTCATTCCGAGCTGGAGACAGCGGTGAAAGACCTGGGTAAAGCGGTGTCCTATAAGGGGATGTATGGCGATGTGGCCATCGTCGTGTATTCCGGACAGTACGTGGAAAACGGCGTCAAAAAGAACTTCCTGCCGGACAACACGATGGTGCTGGGGAACACTCAGGCACGCGGTCTGCGCACCTATGGCTGCATTCAGGATGCGGACGCACAGCGCGAAGGCATTAACGCCTCTGCCCGTTACCCGAAAAACTGGGTGACCACCGGCGATCCGGCGCGTGAGTTCACCATGATTCAGTCAGCACCGCTGATGCTGCTGGCTGACCCTGATGAGTTCGTGTCCGTACAACTGGCGTAATCGTGGCCCTTCGGGGCCATTTTCTCTCTGTGGAGGAGTCCATGACGAAAGATGAACTGATTGTCCGTCTCCGGTCGCTGGGTGAGCAACTGAACCGTGATGTCAGCCTGACGGGGACGAAAGAAGAACTGGCGCTCCGTGTGGCAGAGCTGGAAGAAGAGCTTGATGACACGGATGACGCTGCCGGTCAGGATACCCCTCTCAGACCGGAAAATGCGCTGACCGGACATGAAAATGAGGTGGTATCAGCGCAGCCGGATACCATGATTGATACGGCTGCTCTGGTCACGGTCGTGGCACTGGTGACGCTGCATACTGATGCACTTCACGCCACGCGGGATGAACCTGTGGCATTTGTGCTGCCGGGAACGGCGTTTCGTGTCTCTGCCGGTATGGCAGCTGAAATGACAGAACGTGGCCTGGCCAGAATGCAATAACGGGAGGCGCTGTGGCTGATTTCGATAACCTGTTCGATGCCGCCATTGCCCGCGCCGATGAAACGATACGCGGGTACATGGGAACGTCAGCCACCATTACATCCGGTGAGCAGTCCGGCGCAGTAATACGTGGTGTTTTTGATGACCCTGAAAATATCAGCTATGCCGGACAGGGCGTGCGCGTTGAAGGCTCCAGCCCGTCCCTGTTTGTCCGGACTGATGATGTGCAGCAGCTGCGGCGCGGAGACACACTGACCATCGGTGAGGAAAACTTCTGGGTAGATCGGGTTACGCCGGATGATGGCGGAAGCTGTCATCTCTGGCTTGGGCGGGGCGTACCGCCTGCCGTTAACCGTCGCCGCTGAAAGGGGGAGATATGCCCATAAAAGGTCTTGAGCAGGCCGTTGAAAACCTCAGCCGTATCAGCAAAACGGCGGTGCCCGGTGCCGCCGCAATGGCCATTAACCGCGTTGCTTCATCCGCGATATCGCAGTCTGCGTCACAGGTTGCCCGTGAGACAAAGGTACGCCGGAAACTGGTAAAGGAAAGGGCCAGGCTGAAAAGGGCCACGGTTAAAAATCCGCAGGCCAGAATCAAAGTTAACCGGGGGGATTTGCCCGTAATCAGGCTGGGTAATGCGCGGGTTGTCCTGTCCCGCCGCAGGCGTCGTAACAAGGGGCAGCGTTCATCCCTGAAAGGTGGCGGCAGCGTGCTTGTGGTGGGTAACCGTCGTATTCCCGGCGCGTTTATTCAGCAACTGAAAAATGGGCGGTGGCATGTCATGCAGCGTGTGGCCGGGAAAAACCGTTACCCCATTGATGTGGTGAAAATCCCGATGGCGGTGCCGCTTACCACGGCGTTTAAACAGAATATTGAACGGATACGGCGTGAACGTCTTCCGAAAGAGCTGGGCTATGCGCTGCAGCATCAACTGAGAATGGTAATAAAGCGATGAAACATACTGAACTCCGTGCAGCCGTACTGGATGCACTGGAGAAGCATGACACCGGGGCGACGCTTTTTGATGGTCGCCCCGCTGTTTTTGATGAGGCGGATTTTCCGGCAATTGCCGTTTATCTCACCGGCGCTGAATACACGGGCGAAGAGCTGGACAGCGATACCTGGCAGGCGGAGCTGCATATTGAAGTTTTCCTGCCTGCTCAGGTGCCGGATTCAGAGCTGGATTCGTGGATGGAGTCCCGGATTTATCCGGTGATGAGCGATATCCCGGCACTGTCAGATTTGATCACCAGTATGGTGGCCAGTGGCTATGACTACCGACGCGACGATGATGCGGGCCTGTGGAGTTCAGCCGATCTGACTTATGTCATTACCTATGAAATGTGAGGACGCTATGCCTGTACCAAATCCAACAATGCCGGTGAAAGGTGCCGGGACCACACTGTGGGTTTATAAGGGGAACAGTGACCCTTATGCGAACCCGCTTTCAGACGTTGACTGGTCGCGTCTGGCAAAAGTTAAAGACCTGACGCCCGGCGAACTGACCGCTGAGTCCTATGACGACAGCTATCTCGATGATGAAGATGCGGACTGGACTGCGACCGGGCAGGGGCAGAAATCTGCCGGAGATACCAGCTTCACGCTGGCGTGGATGCCCGGAGAGCAGGGGCAGCAGGCGCTGCTGGCGTGGTTTAATGAAGGTGATACCCGTGCCTATAAAATCCGCTTCCCGAACGGCACGGTCGATGTGTTCCGTGGCTGGGTCAGCAGTATCGGTAAGGCGGTGACGGCGAAGGAAGTGATCACCCGCACGGTGAAGGTCACCAATGTGGGACGCCCGTCGATGGCTGAAGATCGCAGTACGGTGACGGCGGCAACCGGCATGACGGTAACGCCAGCCAGTGCTTCCGTAGTGAAAGGGCAGAGCACCACGCTGACCGTGGCATTCCAGCCGGAAGGCGTAACCGACAAGAGCTTCCGTGCGGTGTCAGCGGATAAAACAAAAGCCACCGTGTCGGTCAGTGGTATGACCATCACCGTGAACGGTGTTGCTGCAGGCAAGGTCAACATTCCGGTCGTATCCGGTAATGGTGAACTTGCTGCTGTTGCAGAAATCACCGTCACCGCCAGTTAATCCGGAGAGTCAGCGATGTTCCTGAAAACCGAATCATTTGAACATAACGGCGTGACCGTCACGCTTTCTGAACTGTCAGCCCTGCAGCGTATTGAGCATCTCGCCCTGATGAAACAGCAGGCAGAATCCGACAGCAACCGGAAGTTTACTGTGGAAGACGTCATCAGAACCGGCGCTTTTGTGGTTGCGATGTCCCTGTGGCATAACCATCCGAAGAAGACGCAGATGCCGTCCATGAATGAAGCCGTTAAACAGATTGAGCAGGAAGTGCTTACCACCTGGCCCACAGAGGCAATTTCTCATGCTGAAAACGTGGTGTACCGGCTGTCCGGTATGTATGAGTTTGTGGTGAATAATGCCCCTGAACAGGCAGATGACGCCGGGCCTGCAGAGCCTGTTTCTGCGGGAAAGTGTTCGACGGTGAGCTGAGTTTTGCCCTGAAACTGGCGCGTGAGATGGGGCGACCCGACTGGCGCGCCATGCTTGCCGGGATGTCATCCACGGAGTATGCCGACTGGCACCGTTTTTACAGTACCCATTATTTTCATGATGTTCTGCTGGATATGCACTTTTCCGGGCTGACGTACACCGTGCTCAGCCTGTTTTTCAGCGATCCGGAGATGCATCCGCTGGATTTCAGTCTGCTGAATCGGTGTGAGGCTGACGAAGAGCCTGAAGATGATGTGCTGATGCAGAAAGCGGCAGGGCTTGCCGGAGGCGTCCGCTTTGGTCCGGACGGGAATAAAGTTATCCCCGCTTCCCCGGATGTGGCGGACATGACGGAGGATGACGTAATGCTGATGACAGTATCAGAAGGGATCGCAGGAGGAGTCCGGTATGGCTGAACCGGTAGGCGATCTGGTCGTTGATTTAAGTCTGGATGCGGCCAGATTTGACGAGCAGATGGCCAGAGTCAGGCGTCATTTTTCCGGTACGGAAAGTGATGCGAAAAAAACAGCGGCAGTCGTTGAACAGTCGATGAACCGGCAGGCGCTGGCTGCACAGAAAGCGGGAATTTCCGTCGGGCAGTATAAAGCCGCCATGCGTATGCTGCCTGCGCAGTTCACTGACGTGGCCACGCAGCTTGCAGGCGGGCAAAGTCCGTGGCTGATCCTGCTGCAACAGGGGGGGCAGGTGAAGGACTCCTTCGGCGGGATTATCCCCATGTTCAAGGGGCTTGCCGGTGCGATCACCCTGCCGATGGTGGGGGCCACCTCGCTGGCGGTGGCGACCGGTGCGCTGGCGTATGCCTGGTATCAGGGCAACTCAACCCTGTCCGATTTCAACAAAACGCTGGTCCTTTCCGGCAATCAGGCCGGGCTGACGGCAGATCGTATGCTGGTCCTGTCCAGAGCCGGGCAGGCGGCAGGGCTGACGTTTAACCAGACCAGCGAGTCACTCAGCGCACTGGTTAAGGCGGGGGTAAGCGGTGAGGCTCAGATTGCGTCCATCAGCCAGAGTGTGGCGCGTTTCTCCTCTGCATCCGGCGTGGAGGTGGACAAAGTCGCTGAAGCCTTCGGGAAGCTGACCACTGACCCGACGTCGGGGCTGACAGCGATGGCGCGCCAGTTCCATAACGTGACGGCGGAGCAGATTGCGTATGTTGCTCAGTTGCAGCGTTCCGGCGAAGAAGCCGGGGCATTGCAGGCGGCGAACGAGGCCGCGACGAAAGGGTTTGATGACCAGACCCGCCGCCTGAAAGAGAACATGGGCACGCTGGAAACCTGGGCAGACAGGACAGCACGGGCATTCAAATCCATGTGGGATGCGGTGCTGGATATTGGTCGTCCTGATACCGCGCAGGAGATGCTGATTAAGGCAGAGGCCGCGTTTAAGAAAGCGGACGATATCTGGAATCTGCGCAAGGATGATTATTTTGTTAACGATGAAGCGCGGGCGCGTTACTGGGATGATCGTGAAAAGGCCCGTCTTGCGCTTGAAGCCGCCCGAAAGAAGGCTGAGCAGCAGAGTCAACAGGACAAAAATGCGCAGCAGCAGAGCGATACCGAAGCGTCACGGCTGAAATATACCGAAGAGGCGCAGAAGGCTTACGAACGTCTGCAGACGCCGCTGGAGAAATATACCGCCCGTCAGGAAGAACTGAATAAGGCACTGAAAGACGGGAAAATCCTGCAGGCAGATTACAACACGCTGATGGCGGCGGCGAAAAAGGACTATGAAGCGACGCTGAAAAAGCCGAAACAGTCCGGCGTGAAGGTGTCTGCGGGCGATCGTCAGGAAGACAGTGCTCATGCTGCCCTGCTGACGCTTCAGGCAGAACTCCGGATGCTGGAGAAGCATGCCGGAGCGAATGAGAAAATCAGCCAGCAGCGCCGGGATTTGTGGAAGGCAGAAAGTCAGTTCGCGGTACTGGAGGAGGCGGCACAACGTCGCCAGCTGTCCGCACAGGAGAAATCCCTGCTGGCGCATAAAGACGAGACGCTGGAGTACAAACGCCAGCTGGCTGTACTTGGCGACAAGGTCACCTATCAGGAGCACCTGAACGCGCTGGCACAGCAGGCGGATAAATTCGCACAGCAACAACGGGCAAAACGGGCCGCCATTGATGCAAAAAACCGGGGGCTGACTGACCGGCAGGCAGCGCGGGAAGCCACGGAACAGCGCCTGAAGGAACAGTATGGCGATAATCCTCTGGCGCTGAATAACGTCATGTCAGAGCAGAAAAAGACCTGGGCAGCTGAAGACCAGCTTCGCGGGAGCTGGATGGCAGGCCTCAGGTCAGGCTGGAGTGAGTGGGAAGAGAGCGCCACGGACAGTATGTCGCAGGTTAAAAGTGCTGCCACGCAGACCTTTGATGGTATGGCACAGAATATGGCGGCGATGCTGACCGGCAGTGAACAGAACTGGCGCAGCTTCACCCGTTCCGTGCTGTCCATGATGACAGAAATTCTGCTTAAGCAGGCAATGGTGGGGATTGTCGGAAGTATAGGCAGCGCCATTGGCGGCGGCGCATCAGCGTCAGGCGGTACAGCCATTCAGGCAGCTGCGGCGAAATTCCATTTTGCGGCCGGAGGGTTTACGGGAACCGGCGGCAAATATGAGCCAGCGGGGATTGTTCACCGTGGTGAATTTGTCTTCACGAAGGAGGCAACCAGCCGGATTGGCGTAGGAAATCTTTACCGGCTGATGCGCGGCTATGCCACCGGCGGTTATGTCGGTACACCGGGCAGCATGGCGGACAGCCGGTCGCAGGCGTCCGGGACGTTTGAGCAGAATAACCATGTGGTGATTAACAACGACGGCACGAACGGTCAGATAGGGCCACAGGCACTGAAGGCGGTTTATGACGTAGCCCGTAAGGCGGCAATGGATGTTGTGACCGGGCAGATGCGCGATGGTGGTCTGTTCTCCGGAGGTGGACGATGAAAACCTTCCGCTGGAAAGTGAAACCCGGTATGGATGTGGCTTCGGCCCCTTCCGTAAGAAAGGTGCGCTTTGGTGATGGCTATTCCCAGCGAGCGCCTGCCGGGCTGAATGCCGACCTGAAAACGTACAGCGTGACGCTTTCTGTTCCCCGTTGGGAGGCCACGGCGCTTGAGTCGTTTCTGGCTGAGCACGGGGGCTGGAAATCCTTTCTGTGGACGCCGCCTTATGAGTGGCGGCAGATAAAGGTGACCTGCGCAAAATGGTCGTCGCGGGTCAGTATGCTGCGTGTTGAGTTCAGCGCAGAGTTTGAACAGGTGGTGAACTGATGCAGGATATCCGGCAGGAAACACTGAATGAATGCACCCGTGCGGAGCAGTCGGCCAGCGTGGTGCTCTGGGAAATCGATCTGACAGAGGTCGGTGGAGAACGTTATTTTTTCTGTAATGAGCAGAACGAAAAAGGTGAGCCGGTCACCTGGCAGGGGCGACAGTATCAGCCGTATCCCATTCAGGGGAGTGGTTTTGAACTGAATGGCAAAGGCACCAGTACGCGCCCCACGCTGACGGTTTCTAACCTGTACGGTATGGTCACCGGGATGGCGGAAGATCTGCAGAGTCTGGTCGGCGGAACGGTGGTCCGGCGTAAGGTTTACGCCCGTTTTCTGGATGCGGTGAACTTCGTCAACGGAAACAGTGACGCCGATCCGGAGCAGGAGGTGATCAGCCGCTGGCGCATTGAGCAGTGCAGCGAACTGAGCGCGGTGAGTGCCTCTTTTGTACTGTCCACGCCGACGGAAACGGACGGCGCTGTTTTTCCGGGACGTATCATGCTGGCCAACACCTGCACCTGGACCTATCGCGGCGATGAGTGCGGTTATCACGGTCCGGCGGTCGCGGATGAATATGACCAGCCAACGTCCGATATCACGAAGGATAAATGCAGCAAATGCCTGAGCGGTTGTAAGTTCCGCAATAACGTCGGCAACTTTGGCGGCTTCCTTTCCATTAACAAACTTTCGCAGTAAATCCCATGACACAGACAGAATCAGCGATTCTGGCGCACGCCCGGCGATGTGCGCCAGCGGAGTCGTGCGGCTTCGTGGTAAGCACGCCGGAGGGGGAAAGATATTTCCCCTGCGTGAATATCTCCGGTGAGCCGGAGGCGTATTTCCGTATGTCGCCGGAAGACTGGCTGCAGGCAGAAATGCAGGGTGAGATTGTGGCGCTGGTCCACAGCCACCCCGGTGGTCTGCCCTGGCTGAGTGAGGCCGACCGGCGGCTGCAGGTGCAGAGTGATTTGCCGTGGTGGCTGGTCTGCCGGGGGACGATTCATAAGTTCCGCTGTGTGCCGCATCTCACCGGGCGGCGCTTTGAGCACGGGGTGACGGACTGTTACACGCTGTTCCGGGATGCTTATCATCTGGCGGGGATTGAGATGCCGGATTTTCATCGCGAGGATGACTGGTGGCGTCACGGTCAGAATCTCTATCTGGATAATCTGGAGGCCACAGGGCTGTATCAGGTGCCGTTGTCATCAGCACAACCGGGCGATGTGCTGCTGTGCTGTTTTGGTTCATCGGTGCCGAATCATGCCGCCATTTACTGTGGTGATGGCGAGCTGCTGCACCATATTCCTGAACAACTGAGCAAACGAGAGAGGTATACCGACAAATGGCAGCGACGCACACACTCCCTCTGGCGTCACCGGGCATGGCGCGCATCTGCCTTTACGGGGATTTGCAACGATTTGGCCGCCGCATCGACCTTCGTGTGAAAACGGGGGCTGAAGCCATCCGCGCACTGGCCACACAGCTCCCGGTGTTTCGTCAGAAACTGAGCGACGGCTGGTATCAGGTACGGATTGCCGGGCGGGACGTCAGCACGTCCGGGTTAACGGCGCAGTTACATGAGACTCTGCCTGATGGCGCTGTGATTCATATTGTTCCCAGAGTCGCCGGGGCCAAGTCAGGTGGCGTATTCCAGATTGTCCTGGGGGCTGCCGCCATTGCCGGATCATTCTTTACCGCCGGAGCCACCCTTGCAGCATGGGGGGCAGCCATTGGGGCCGGTGGTATGACCGGCATCCTGTTTTCTCTCGGTGCCAGTATGGTGCTCGGTGGTGTGGCGCAGATGCTGGCACCGAAAGCCAGAACTCCCCGTACACAGACAACGGATAACGGCAAACAGAACACCTATTTCTCCTCACTGGATAACATGGTTGCCCAGGGCAATGTTCTGCCGGTTCTGTACGGTGAAATGCGCGTGGGGTCACGCGTGGTTTCTCAGGAGATCAGCACGGCAGACGAAGGGGACGGTGGTCAGGTTGTGGTGATTGGTCGCTGATGCAAAATGTTTTATGTGAAACCGCCTCCGGGCGGTTTTATCGTTTATGGAGCATGACGAATGGGTAAAGGCAGCAGTAAGGGGCATACCCCGCGCGAAGCGAAGGACAACCTGAAGTCCACGCAGCTGCTGAGTGTGATCGATGCCATCAGCGAAGGGCCGGTTGAAGGTCCGGTGGATGGATTAAAAAGCGTGCTGCTGAACAGTACGCCGGTGCTGGACAGTGAGGGGAATACCAATATATCCGGCGTCACGGTGGTGTTCCGGGCCGGTGAGCAGGAGCAGTCACCGCCGGAGGGATTTGAATCCTCCGGCTCCGAGACGGTGCTGGGTACGGAAGTGAAATATGACACGCCGATCACCCGGACCATCACGTCGGCAAACATCGACCGTCTGCGCTTTACCTTCGGTGTACAGGCACTGGTGGAAACCACCTCAAAGGGAGACAGGAATCCGTCGGAAGTTCGCCTGCTGGTTCAGATACAGCGTAACGGTGGCTGGGTGACGGAAAAAGACATCACCATTAAGGGCAAAACCACCTCGCAGTATCTGGCCTCGGTGGTGGTGGATAACCTGCCGCCGCGCCCGTTTAATATCCGGATGCGCAGGATGACGCCGGACAGCACCACAGACCAGCTGCTGAACAAAACGCTCTGGTCGTCATACACCGAAATCATCGATGTGAAACAGTGCTACCCGAACACGGCACTGGTTGGCGTGCAGGTGGACTCGGAGCAGTTCGGCAGCCAGCAGGTGAGCCGTAATTATCATCTTCGCGGGCGCATTCTGCAGGTGCCGTCGAACTATAACCCGCAGACGCGGCAATACAGCGGTATCTGGGACGGAACGTTAAAACCGGCATACAGCAACAACATGGCCTG